CCGATCTTGCCGGTGTTGGCGGTGCGCGCCACGGCCTCGACCACCGCCTCGGGGGTCGTGCCCTCCTCGTCGCCGTCGGCCCACACGATCGAGAGGCCGGGAGCCTCGACGCCGCCTCCGGCGGGGATCTGCGTGCCGTCCTCAAGCTGCTTCGTGTCGTTCTTGATGTCCATCGGTGCCCTTTCGTGGCTGGTGGTCACTGCTTGTCGATCTCGCCCGCGACGGTCGCGGGCGGCTGGTACGAGGCCGACTTGGCCCCGAAGGTGCGGAAGATCGCGTCCTCGATCCGCGCGAGGCGCGAGTCAATGCCGTGCAGCTGCGTCATCTGCGCGGCGCTGCTGGTCTTGATGTCTCCGATGTCGTGCGCGACCATCGTCAGCGCGTCCTCGTGGCGCATGTAGCCCCACTTGAACGCCGCCCACAGGCCGACGAACACGGTGCCGACGAGCGCGAGCGAGACCGTCCACTGGCGGCGGGTGCGGGGCATGGTCAGCACGATGTTCACCGGATTGCTCATGGTCAATCGTCGGCGAAGAACTCCCGCACCGGAGTCGCAGGCGGGGCGATCAGGGGGAGCGCGGCGACCTGCTCGGGGGTGAGCGGCACCTGCACGATGAGATTCGTGTGCCAGGCGTCGTTGCCGGGCACCGGGCCGATGTGGTCGATGGCCGCGCCCAGCGCGACACCCTGCCCGCCGGAGGCCATGAGCCCGGCGGACCGCAGCGCGGCCTCCATCGAGGCGCGGTCGGCGGCGCGGAGATAGTAGGCGTGGAGGCTCATGCGGTCAGCACGTTGAGTTCGGCCTGCGACATCGCGCGAGGGAAGACGCGGATGCGCCGCAGCAGCTAGCACGGGTAGTCGTCGTCGTTGCCCTGGTCGTTGTAGTTGTTGACGTAGATGCGGTCGAACGACCCGACCGGGCCGGTGCCGTCGGTCTGGCCCGTCGCCGTCGCGCCGTTGATCGACGCGAGGCGCGTCACGGTCGCGGAGCCGGAGAACGACACGGCGCAGCGGGCGTTCGAAAGGACCGTCCTCGTCGCGCCGGTGAACGAACCGATGGCCGCCGTGGCGCCGGTGTAGCCACGCGTCAGGAATCGCGGGTTCGTCAGCCCGGCGTAGGTGTGCACCATCAGCATCCGATAGCCGGAGTTGCTCCCGCTGAACAGGCCAGCGATCGTCGGGTAACCGCTCCCGCCGTTGACGCCGGCGCTCTGTTCGTTGACCGGCGTGTAGTCGAACAGGACCGTCATTGCCGTCGGCGGGACTCCGGTCAGGCCCAGGAACGAGAGCGTGTCCTTGTTGCGCGACACGGCGGTCGATCCGGTCTTGATGTAGCTGCTCGCGCCGCTGCCGTCCTCGAGCTGCGCGCCCCACATCTGGATGGCGTCGCCGCCCGTGACGATGCGGATGCCGCACTGCTGCGCCGTCGTGCGGTGCGGAAGCTGGAACCGGGTCCACGACGAGGTGACCGCCACCGTCGTCCAGTTCGTGCCGTTGTTGTCGGTGATCTGGATGGACCCGGTCCCGGAGACGCGGCGCAGCCAGACGGAGAAGGTGCCGCATCCGGCGTTCGCGCTGGGCGTGCGCGAGAGGCTGTTGATGCAGGTCGCGTTGGCGACGTCGCACGACGCCTGCAGCGCCGTCGCGGTGCCGTCGGGCGCCGTGTTGTCCCAGGTGTAGCGCAGGAAGTCCCCGCTGTCGCTCCAGTTGTTGTCCGCAGGAGCCGCGCTGAACGTCTCCGACCAGCACAGGTAGTTGGTGCGCTTGCCCTCCATGTAGAGCCCGCGGCACAGCCCCGTCGTCTGGTCGTGGTCGAAGCGCGGGACGTCCGTCCCGACCGTCGAGAGCAGCCCCGTGAGGCCGCGCACTGTTCCGTTGCCCGTGCGCGCGAAGGTCCATCCCTGCGGGATGCCGCCGACGAAGTCCGCGTCCACGACGGCGTCGTTCCCCGAGAGCGGCAGCACGCGCCCGCGCTGGCTGCGCGAGCCGAACGTGACGCCCGTGAAGGTGCGCTGCCGCTGGATCATGGCTACACGCCCGAGACGAATGCGTTCGCCACGCTCGCGCTCGCGCAGGTCAGCCCGACCTCGACGTACTCGCAGCCCTGCGCGTCGATCAGCAGAGACGCGGGGGCCTTGTACGAGGTGCCGCTGACGACGCGCGTGTTCGCGGTGCCCTGGTTCACGACGTAGGAGATGGTCGCGAACATGCTGGCCGTGCCGTTGATCGTCGCCGACGTGCCTGTGTGCAGCGTCGCCGTCGCCTCGCACAGAAGCATCGGGACCCACGCCTTGATGGCGTCGCAGCGCCGCCAGCCGACGACGCGGACATCGACCGCCGTCGATCCGGTGGAGACCACCTGCACGACGACCTGGTTCGGGTACGAGTCAAGGACCGCGATCTCGTTCGCGACCCCCGTCGGGGCCAGCGGCATCGTGACGTTCTGCGAGGTCGAGTCGAACTGGAACGCCTGCGGAGTGCTGCGGTCCGTCTGCGTGGACCCCATCGTGATGTTCGTGCCGAAGGCGAGCGCCGCCTTGACCCGTCCGGTGTCGAGCTGCATCGCTTCTCCTTCGATGCCGGACGGGCGGGGACCCGAACTGGCGTCCCCGCCCGCTCCGACGTGGGGGGCTGGATCAGGTGTGGCCTTCGACGACCGCCCAGATGTAGTCCACGTTCGCCGCCTTCGCGGTCGAGCCGTTGGACATCGTCATGTCGAGGAACAGCGCCGCGTCGGGGATGGAGCTCCCCGTGATCGTGCTGCCGACCTTGACGCCGTCGAGGAAGAAGGTCACGCCGCTGCGGCCGTCGATGTAGATGCCGACGCGGTAGTAGGTGCTCGCCGCCGCGGTGGCGAGGGTCTGCGCCGTCGCGGTCGTCGACCCGTTCTGGCAGATCGAGAGGACCGAGCCGGACGGGGCGAAGCCGACGCCGACGACGTCGATGCTGGAGGTCGCGGCGCCCGCCGCCGTGCAGGGCAGCGCCGGGGACGTGCCCGTGCCGGCGGTGTCCTGGAGGCCGATGAAGAACGTGCCCGTGTTCGCCGCGATGCTCGAGACGCTGACGCGCGCCTCGATGTAGACGCGGCGGCCTGCCGCGATGGTCGCCAGCGGAGCCCACGACTGCATCTGCACGGACGCGCCGGTCGTGCCGGTGATCGTCCAGATGCCGCCGCTGACCGTCGTCGAGTGGACGATGGTCGTCGAGGAGCCGATGGTCTCGTTCCACTGCGCGGTGTCCGCGGACGCCGAGGAGTTGAACATGTGGTCGTAGAACAGGATGTTCTTCGCCGGCTGGCCGAGAGCCCCGAGGACGGGCGCGTTCGCGAGCGAGCCGTCGAGGTAGTTGGTGATTGCCTGTGCCATTGCTGTGCCTTGCCTTTCTCCGATCCGTGTGGATCAGCGGATCAGAACGCGGTGGTGCCCGTGCCGAGGACGAACTGCTTGCGGCGGTCCGTGCAGCGCAGGTTCGCGGTGGTGTCGATGTGGACGTTGACGACGGTGTGCTGGTTGGGCGCGGTCACGACCTTCTCCTTGAGGAAGCGGCCATGCATGACCACCCAGTTCATCTGGCTCCAGTCGATGCCGTACACGGGGTTGCCCGCGTTGGCGTCGAGCTGGTAGACGTACTCGACCGGGCGGCGCTGGAAGACCACCATCCCGTCCTTGCTGGCGAGGTCGTTGCCGAGGTTGTCGTTCTGCGCCTCGAGGACCTCCTCGAGCAGCTCGATCACCGCGTTGTTGGTGTAGAAGCCCATGTCCTTCGCGCCGCCGTAGGGCGCGCCGGGCGTCGGCGCCTTGAAGTTGGTGAGGCGGGCCGCGCGGCGCCACTTGCGGATGAGGTCCTGCTTCGTGACGCTGGTGTAGGAGCCCGTGTAGTTCTGCCACCGCGGGTAGGTCGCGCTCGCGAGGCCGCCCGCGCCGCCGGTGTAGCCGGACGGGTCGCCGCCGAGGAAGCCGCCGGTGCTCATGCCCGACGTGCCGCTGCCGGGGTAGCAGACCCAGTACGGGATGCCCACCGGGTCGTCCGAGGACGTCGAGCCGGGGTTGGTCCACGCCTGCTGCTCCATGAGCTCGGGGATCGCCGTGAGCGCGTCGTTGCGGCGCACGTCGACGAGCTCGACGATCTTCGAGGCGCTGCCGTTCATCACGGGCTCGCGCTCGTCGAAGGAGTAGTTGCCGGTGATGTGGCGCCAGGGGATCGACGCCGTCTTCATCACGTCGGCGACGTTGGTCGTGTCCGCGGCGAACAGGCCGACGCTGCGCGCGCTGCCCGAGTTGCGGACGACGACGTTCCACTGGATCTCGTAGCCGCTGTCGAGGACGACGCGCTCCTTCGTCATGAGCTGCTGGAACGCGACGAAGTTGACCTTGTCGGTGCCGAGGTCGGTGAACCGGAGACGACCCAGGTCCTTGAGGGTCGTGCTGACGATGTCTGCGATTTCTGCTGCCTGGATAGCCATGACTGGCTCCCTTTATGCGGGGGGTGCGTGAGGAACTGCCCGATGTCAGGCGCGGAGGGAGATGTCAGGACCGGATGCCCGCGAGCTTCTCGGCGACGTTCTTGACGGCGCGCTGCTTGGGCGTCATCGCGTCGGCGGGGGCGGAACCGCCCGGCCGCGCGAGGAACTGACCCCTGCGCTCGTCGACCTTCGCCTGCGCGCGGCGCTCCTGGACCTGCCTCACCTTCTCGGGGTAGAGGTTCCCAAGCGCCTGCTGGAACGCCTCCTTGATGCCGGGCACCGCGCGCTTCTCGGCGCGGGCCTTCTCTCGGATGCGCTCCGTCTCCTCGACGACAAGACGCCGGGCCATCCGCTGCGGGCTGCGCTCTGCGAGCTCGCGGGCGGGAAGCTCGGGATCGCCGAACACGTCGGCGTAGTCCCGGCCCTGCGCGCTCACGAGCGCGTCGAGGGCTCCGTCGTCGGCCTTCGGTGCCTGCGGGGCCGCCGGGCGCTTCTGCTGGAGCAGCGCCTTGAGGGCGGTCGCGAGGACCTTGTTGGCCTTCGCGGTCTCCGGGTCGATTGCATCGTCCGGGTTGGCCGCGATGATGGCGTCGAGGTCGACACCAGGCAGGCTCTCGCCTGCCGCATCGCCGGGGGCTTGCCCGGCGGGTGCGGGAGAGCCGTCGCCCTCCCGCGCAGTCGCCTCGGCGGCCTTCCGCCGGAGGACTGCGTTTGCCTTCTCGAGCGCGGAGAGGTCGCCGATCTCGGCGATCTCCTCGTCGCTCATGCCCAGCGAGCGCGAGGCGGACTCCGCCTCCGAGCGCCAGCGGGCGTTCTCCTGCGCCTGCGCGTCGGCGGCCAGCGCGGCCTCGCGCGCGACCTGCTTCTCGATGCGCTCCATGCCGTCGAGCTCGTCGTCGAGGTCGGTCACGTCCTTCGCCGCAGGCCGGGCCTCGGCTGCGGGCTGCGTGTCGGACTTCCCGAAGATTTCGTCGAGCTCGTCGGTCATGGGTCAGTTCTTGTCGTGGTAGCCGTAGGCGCGCATGTATCGGTCCTTGTGCGCCTTCGACGTGAGGATACAGCGCCCGTCCGGGGCGAAGTCGGTGGGAACTCCCCTTTTCCGAGAATCCTCCGAAAACTCCGCGGCCTGCTCCGGGTGGACCGCCAGCGCGTCCGAGGCCATCGGCCAGCCCTTCGATGCCGGGGTGCCGACGCCGGACCACTCGAGGTCCTGCGCCCGGCGGAGGACCTTCCCCTCGTGCTCGAGGGTGCCGTCCGGGCGCTCGCGGCGCTCCATCTCGGCGACGGTCATGGCGATCTCGACGGGGTTTCCGTCCGCGTCCCGGTAGCAGTAGATCATGCGTCGTTGCTCCTGCCCATCGCGAGAAGGTCCATCGCGGCGGAGTCCTGCCCCGCCCGGCCCGTGCCGCCGACGTTCTCGCGGACGTTGCGGCGCACCGTCACCGGGCTCTGGAGGGGGCGGTCCCCGCCGGGCGCCGGCGCCGCGGACGACGCCTTCTCCTGCGGGGTCATGTCCCGCACGATCTGGCGCAGCTCGGGCATGTTGTTGTAGCGGCTGACGAGGTCGACGAACTGCACGAAGTCCACGGTCTTGCCCTGCGCGGCGAGCTGGGGCGCCATCGGGATGACGAAGTTGGTCATCAGCTCGCCCATCGCGGCGACGCGCTCGGACGGCGTGCGGCTCTGCATGGAGTACGGCTCGATGCACACCTGGTAGTCGTCGATGGTGCCCTCGCGCGTGTCCGGCCCGGTCTCGTGGACGTAGACGTGGTCGGTGCCGGGGACGGTCTTTCGGACCTTCGTGCGCGTGACGGGGTCCTCGAGGACGTAGACGGCGATCTGCTCGAGGACGCGGCGCGCGAAGCGCATCGTCGTCTCCTGCATGTCCGCGATCTGCATGTTGCTCGCGCGGGCGATCATTGACTCCTGCCCGACGGTGCTGGCGACGCGCGACAGGCCGCCGATGGCGTCGAGGTTGCCGCCGACCCACGATGCGAGGTCCTTCGCCTGCATGAAGAACGCGAGGCTCGGGCCGTCCGCGCCGCCGAAGCGGTGCTCGTCGATCTCGGTCTCGACGCGCAGGATGTCGCCGTCGTTGGCGTCGCGCACGCGCTCGGCGTCGGCCTGCCCGTCGCCCTGGTAGGTCGTCACGGTCTTCTGCCGCTTCACCTGGTTGGCGAGCTTCACGAAGGCGCCGTTGAGGATCTCGTGGAGGTCCGCGAGCGACGCGACAGGCGCGACCGGCATGAGGTTGCTCGGCGGCGTCTCGAACGCGAGCACGTGGTACGGGCCGAAGCGCGGACCCTTCCAGTCGACGACGCGCACGATGCGGGCCGACGCGAAGCCGCCGGACTCGTCGGCGAGGAACGTCACCACCTTGCGGTCCAGCGGGCACCACACGTCCCACAGGCGGGCGACGTCGACGTAGCCGCGCTGCGCCGCCCACTGCTGGGTCTGGAGCGAGGACGCCTTCTCGTCGCCGTACTCCGTGATCGGCAGGCCGCGGTAGGGGGTCGCGTCCTCGATGCCGAGCTCCGCGAGCGCGTCGAGCGGAAGCTCGTAGGAGTCGCCGATGAACTGCACCTTGTCCCACGAGTCGGCGCGCATGTCCCACACGGCGTTGTCGATGTCGACGCAGTCCGCGAACGGCTGGCCGGGGTCGCGGCGGAATCCCGCGGCGTCGCGCAGCGCGTCGCCCTTCGGGTGGATCCCGACCTTGAGGATGCCCGGTCCGAACATCGACTGCGTCACCACCTGCGCGAGCGTGGTCTCGAAGTCGATGCGGCGCAGCAGCTCGTTGATCTCGAGGCCCAGGTCCTCGGCGGCGGGCGCGAGGCGGTCGTCGTAGGGGACCACGAGCGCCTGCGGCGCGCGCGCGGCGACCTGCCGGCGGTAGATCGTCGTCGCGAGCCGCATGAGGTTGACGGGCGTGCGCCGTCGCTGGTTGACGTCGCCGTACTCCTGCCCGACGAACTGCCGCACCATCGCGGTTCGCTGCCGGCGGAACGGCTGCATGAGGTAGCGCGAGTGGTGCAGCGCGAGGCGCAGCCTCCCGGCGCGGTCGGTCTCGATGCCTTCCGCATCCGGCGGCGCGAGCCTCGACGATCCCGGCATCTTCCGCTTGCTCAAGTCCAGTCCTCCTCGCGCTCGCGTGACCGTTCAAGGCGGTCCTGCTCGATGCGCCACGCGAGGGAGCCTGGACGGATCTCGGGGGGCGGAGGGGGCAGCCCCGCCGAGCCGCCCATCGCCTTCCATGATAGCGCGTCGGCCGTCGGACGGTCCCCGTGATTGTCCTTCGCGCCCGTGGGATCCTGCTTTCCCGACGACGCGCTGTTGATGACGATGCCGTTGGGGCCGTAGCTGATCTGGAGGCACTCCTCCAGCGCCGCCTTCGAGTAGTTGACGTACTTGCGCTCCTTGAGGGCCTGCCGGTACTCGTAGTAGACGCTCTGGCGGGCCTCCTTGTTGTTGGGGCTCCAGCCGGGGATGCGCTGCGACGGCGCCTTCCCGAAGGGGCGGGGGCGGTCCACGCCGGCGAGGGTCTTCTCGTTGCGCTCGTACCAGATGTTCCGGTAGGAGGTCCGCACGACGGCGATCCCGAAGTTGCGGCCCGGCCCGGCGTTCTCCCAGATCAGGGTCGCGTTCCAGAACCACCGGGCCAGCGCGACCGCGTAGACCCCCGCCTCGTGGGGCTGGATGTTGGGGTCGACGAGCTCGGCCATCTTGCGCCCGGTGGCGGCGCAGCCGACGGAGATGGCGGTGTTGCTCGCCCCGGTCCCGGTGGCGACGTCGCAGCCGACGGCGTACCGCTGGTGCTCGGGCGGCAGGCCGCCCATGTCGGGCCGGAACCACAGGTGGAGCCTGCCGCCGGGCCGCTCGACGAAGTGGTCGAAGTCCCCGGTCTGCGGGTCGTGGGCGAGCTCCCCGACCATGTCCGGCGGGCGGGCGTGGTCGCGGATCAGCTCCGACACCATCTGCGGCTCGAAGAAGGTGTAGGTCGCGCCGATCTCGTCCATGTCGATCTCGCGGGCGAGCTCGACGCGGTTGGCGCAGACCTT